TCCAGTTTATGAAGTGCGGACGATGCTCGCACCGTTCGAGCAAGGGCCGCTGGTTCACACGTTTCTGCGCGATACGTTTTTCACGGATCGCCAATTCCCGCCGACTCAACTCATTGAGTTCGACTTCCGGCGTGGTCGCCGACACATGGCACCGTTCGTTGCTCCGTTGATTGGAGGCAAAGTCATGGAGCGCGAAGGTTTCGAGACTCGGTTTTTCCGAGCGCCGCGCATTGCGCCTGTCCGCGCTTTGCGGGTGCCCGATCTCGAACCGCGGTTAATGGGTGAAACCATTTACTCGGGCCGCACGCCTGCCGACCGCGCATCTGAATTGCTGGCAGAAGATTCCATCTTTTGCGATGACGCAATCAGTCGGCGCGAGGAATGGATGTGCCGCGAAGTATTGGTCAACGGCCAGATCACGGTCACCGCCGATCATGGTTATCAACTCGTCGTGGATTACAAGGAAAGTTCGCAAGGCGCAGCCGACAACCATGAAAAGATCACGGTTAAGTGGGACACGGACGGAAGCGATCCGCTTGCCGATCTTGAGAATGCGCGGCTCAACACCATTAAGGAAAGCGGAATCTCGCCTAACGTGGCGTTGTTCGGCAAAAATGCGAAAGAGGTTTTCATTCACAACGCCGAAGTCCAGAAACTTCTCGACAACCGGCGATTTGAAATGGGAATTGTGGAACCGATTATCCAAGACGATGCAGTCGTCCGTTTTGGCACCGTCCCAGGTTTGGAACTTTACAGCTACAGTGAGTATTTTCCAGACGACACCGGTCAACTGTTCCCGATGTTGCCGCCGAACTTCGTCATGCTGCTGTCAACTAATTCGCCTAACAAGATCGTTTACGGCGCGTTCACGCAGTTGGAAGACGTCAAGGCCAAACGGTTTGTCACCTATCAGACGGCGCGAGTCCCGTTCGTTTACGGCGACGAGGAAGACGGAAGTCTGTTCTATCGCCTAACCAGTTGCCCGTTGCCGATGCCTGCCGACATCATGGGATTTCGGATCATCGAGGCGTTGGACATGACCTATCCGGCCAAAGAACTCAGTCCGCAGCTTGGCGATCTCAGTGGCGGCAGTGAGGGACACTCCGAGGAACACAAGAAAGGCAGACACCACAAGAAAGAAGAATAAGCCATGTCTCTGCGTGACCAATTTGCGCCCGATCTGGCAAACATATTCATTAACTTGAGTGAGTTTGCCACACGGCGGGAATTTCGCGTGGCCGATGGTCATGGAGGATTCAAAGTGTTTCGAGCAAACGTTGTTTGGGATGAAGAAGAAGCAGCCGAGCAGCCGGCCACCACACGGCACGGCGTTTATCTCGGCGATGTGATTTGTTTCATCGAACACAAATATCTGCCGCGAATGCCGGTGGCGGGTGAGCTGATTTACTCGCCCGCCAATCAAATGTGGGAAGTCCTCAAAGTGGTTGATGAGGAAAGCTGTTACAAACTTTCGTTGTCAGCCACGCGGTCACAACCTGGCCACTACGGAAACAACTGATATGGTCGCGCTCACAATCGACGCCTCGCAGTTGAACAAACTGCAAAAGACGCTCGCCAACATCGAGAAAGGCGTCCCGAAAGTTCTTGTGCCAGCAATCAATCGGGCACTGGCCAAAGGCAGGACTGAACTCAAGCGCGAAATCCGCAAGAGTTATCTCATCAAGGCGTCCGATATACCGGTCAGAATTGAACGCGCAACGTATGGCGCTTTGGGCGGCGCTGTCATTGTCGAACAGGGAATGCTCCCGCTGGGCAAGTTCCGTTACCGAGGCGGTCGCAAAAAACCGTTGTTCGTTCAAGTCCGAACAAGCGGCGGCGGCATAATCAAAGATGGTTTCGTCGGCACAATGCCGGAATACACCGGCCCGTATAGGAGAAGGCAAGGCGTGGCGCGTCTGCCGATCAAAAAACTTTTAACCATTGGTGCGTCGATCATGGCAAGCCAGCCGTCGGTCGGGCCAGTTGTCAATAAAGCAATGGGTGACACTCTGGACAAGCGCATCGACCACGAAATGAAACGGGTGCTTGCGAAAGGATAAAAAATATGGGCCTCAAAAAAATTCTGTTCATCATCGGGGCGGTCTGTTTTTCAATCGGCGCGGTGGCCTCGTTCACTGAATCGAAAACGCTCAACAAAGTGAATTGGCTGTGCGCTGGCGCGGCGTTCGTAGCTTGGTCTTACGTCTAATGATGCCGCAACCGATAACGTCGCCAGACTTCCACGTTCGCACGCGCACGCCGTATGATCTGGAAGTCACGCTGGTCAAATTTATTCGGCCAATCGTGGAGGCTTATCGGTTTGACAATCCCACAGTCAACCTCGCGCAGGAAACAGAACCGGAGCATCCAATCGTTCGCGATCCAGATGAGCCGCCTGTGTCATACGATCCAACAGAACGAGCGCAGACATTGGCGGAAAAGCAGCCGCCGCGGGTCGAGCGCGGCCGTATTCCGCGCACGGTCACTGGCGAAATCGCTTCCGACAAGCTGCCCGATTGTCCATCTGTCATTGTGCAAGTGGCCAGCGCCAGAGCGGAAAAAGACCAGACCATTATCACCGTCAAAATTTACGTCTGCATATATGACGAAAACCCAAACGGCGGCGGCTATCAGGATTGCCTCAACGTCACCGAGGCGCTGGTGATTCCCCTAACGAGTTTCGGGCAGGGCGCACTCGATAAAGCGTATCCGCTCGTCATGCCGATTGATTGGAAGCTGGTCGAGCCGGATACGTTCCCGCATTTTATTTCCGAGATCACAACGGATTGGCAATTGCCAAGTGGCAGACCGATGCCGGATCGCGGTCGAGCAGACCCGTTGGTCTTTAAACCGGAGGTCGCACCACATGGATGAACCGACCAAACTGATTCGGGGGCGGGTCATGTATATGGGGCCGCAGGTTCCGCAGCTTGGCTTGTCTTACAGCAACATTTTTATCGATGGGATTCACCCGCATTTGTATAACACCATCAAACTTTGTCCGGCGCTCGGCATGTTGTTCATTCCCATCAAGGATGTGGGCACTGTCCGGCGCGAACTCAATTTCGATATCGCACGAAATATGCGTGGCACGACAGGACGCTATGTAGCATTTTACCGCGAAGTCCAGCAATGGCTTCGCACCCAAACCAAAACGGAAGCAAAAGAAAAAAGACCAATAACCATCATCGAGGAATAACATTATGCCTAGTCTCGGCCCATTTCCACACGGAGTAAGTTGGCAAGACGTTCCAACTTCAGTCATCAGCCCAGTGCCTGCTTATCCAGGCATCAACGTTGTTTTCGGCGCTGCCCCGCTGCATCTACGCAAAGACGGGCGCAGTTATATCAACAAGCCGCGCATTTACAATCGTTACGAGGATGCAGTCGCGGAACTCGGTTACAGCGATGAATGGACGCGCTACGATATCTGCGAGCACATGGATGCGGTGTTCGTCGAATACGGAATGTTTCCGGTCATCTACGTCGCGGTCAACGATCCCGAAGACGGTAAGACCACCATGGCACCGAAGACGCTCACGCTGGTCAACGGGCAGGTTGATAGCAAGGAAGATTTGATCGCGTGGTCAATCAAGGTCAAAGACGAAGCTGGCACCGTCGATTACGTGGAGACAACGGATTATCTGCTCACGCTCTCAAAGGAATTGACTTGGGTCATCACCCGTGTTCCGACCGGCGCGATTCCAGCCGACGATTCGATTGTCACGCTCGAAGGCGATCATCCGAACCCGAACCCGATTGATTCGGGCGACATCATTGGCGGCATCGACATCAACACCGGCGACCGCAAAGGTCTGGAAGTCATCGAGGAAGTATTCCAAGCAACGGCTCGCGTCCCAGGTGTCATTATCTGTCCGGCGTTCTCAATGGATCCGATGGTGGCGGCGGTCATGGAAGCCAAGTCCGAAAACATAAACGGCTGCTTTGCATGCACTTGTTTGATTGATGTGGACACGGCAGTTGTCTTAAAGCCGCAGGACGTCAACGCATGGAAGAACCAAAACAACATCGTGTTTCCGCGTCAGGAATGCCTGTTCGGAAAACCGTCGCTGATCGGCCGCACGCAGCGCAAAGTGTATAACTTCGCCAGTCAGCAGGGGCCGTTGATGCAATGGACGGACACCTATCGCGGCGGCGGTCTGCCGTATTGCAGCCCGAGCAACAAAAATCTCAAGATGAACGCGCTGCTTTTGGACAACAGCGATGAACTCAAGATGCATCTACTCGACGCGAATATGTTGAACAGCCAAGGCGTCGTCACGGCGTTGAACTGGATTGGCGGCTGGCGCAGTTGGGGCAACCGCACCGCGGCGTATCCGGCAAACACGGACGTCAAGGATATGTTCATTCCGGTTCGCCGAATGTTCGATTACGTGGGCAACACCATTGTTTTAACGATCTGGCAGAAGGTCGATGAACCAGGCAATCGCCGGTTGATCGACGCGGTGGTCAATTCCATTCAGATGTGGCTGGACGGCCTAACAAATCAGGAGGCATTGCTCGGTGCGCGGATCGAGTTCCGGCATGACGAGAATCCAACCACGGAAATTCTGAACGGCCATTACGTTTTTCATGTGTATATCGCAGTCCCAACACCGGCCGAGTGGCTGGATTTCAGAATTGAGTATTGGGTGCCATACATTGCAAACCTGTGGCCGGAAGCAGCGGTCGCAGCCTAACGAAAGGAAGTTATCTTGATTTCAAGATAAGTAAAAAACAAACACGGAGAAGCACTTATGAGAATCCCAAACCACGTAGCCAATTATTCCGTTTTCAAGGATGGCAAGCGCCTGATCGGTCTTGCCGACATCACGTTGGTCAACATTCAAAACATGACCGACACCACGAAGGGCAGCGGCATTTTCGGGGAGATCGATATGCCGGTGCAATGTCACTTTCAAGCCATGTCGGTCACGATGAACTGGCAGACCATCATTGACGACGCCGTGTTTTCTACCACGCAGCAAAAAACAGTTTTGGACGCATGGGCTGCGATTCAGACGGATGATCCAGGTCTGCACCAGATCATTCATCAAGGCTGGCGATGGGTCATGGGCGTCGCGCCGAAGACATTTAATCTCGGCAAACTCGAGGTCGGCGCGAAGGGCGAAGTGGTCACGGAGTATGAACTCATCAGCATCCGAATCCTGCGCGATGACCGCATCATGCTGGAAATCGACAAGGAAAATGCGGTGTGCCGCTGGTGGGACGGCGCACGGCTGGTCGATTACGCGCAGAGAATAAGGCAGTTGATTGGCATTTGAAGTTCTGTTATGAGCAGGGCATATGCCAAACTCAAATGATAAAACAGAAACCATGGCACCGCTCAGTCGGTTGCCGGAAAATGCAGCGCAGATAGACCTAGAACCGATACGGGACGCGCAAGAAGCAACTGCCGAATTCCGTGTCATCGAGATCGAGCCAGCGAAACTGCCGATCCGTGTCAAGTTCGATCCGCCGGTCGATTACGACGGGCAATCATACGACGAGTTGATTTTCGACTTTGACCGAATGATTGGCAAAGATTTTCAGCGGTGCGAGCGCGAGTTCACGCGGATGTATAAGCCGGACAGGGACGAAACTCCGTTGCCGGAAATGAAGCCGCTGTATCACGCGATCATTCTGTCGCACGCCGGTTATCGGCCTAACGAGAAAGCTGGCAGCGGCGTTCCGCTCGGTCTCATTCAAAAACTACCAAGGAGGTATTACACACCACTGAGACTTGAAGCTTTAAAAGCCTGTGGCAGCTCGCCGGTCGAGGAGAATCAATAACCAAATTGCTTCGCTCGATTGCGATGCGGCTTGCTCGCGCCACTGGCGGCGGCATCGAATATTGGTTGGAGTTGCCTGTTACTGAACTGGCGAAATTCATGCTGGAACTGGCCGAGCAAATAGAAACGGAGAACGCGGCGGCGGAGAGAGAGGCGGCACAAAGGAGGTGAGGAAGATTGGCAGCAGCCCAAAAAGAATATGTAACCGTTTTAAAGATCGGCG